TTGTACCTGAAGTTTTACTTTGACCTGATGAACCATCTTGACCTGAGGTTCCTGTAGTACCTGAAGAACCTGATGTTCCTGAAGTGCCATCTTCTCCACTTGTACCTGAAGTACCAGTTGAACCTGAAGTGCCTGAGATACCTGAAGTACCTGATGTCCCATTTCCACCTGATGTACCTAAACTTCCTGAAGTGCCTGATGTACCTGAAACTCCGCTTGTTCCTGAGGTACCATCTACTCCTGAAGTACCTGAAGAGCCATTTGTTCCTGAAGTGCCTGAAACACCTGAAGTTCCTGAAGTGCCATCTTCACCACTTGTACCTGAACTTCCTGAAGAACCTGATGTTCCTGACGTACCTGAGGTTTGACTATTTCCTGAGGTGCCTGATGTACCACTTGTACCACTTGTACCTGAAGTACCATTTGAACCTGATGAACCACTATTTCCAGATGAACCTGAAGTTCCTGAAGAACCACTTGTTCCTGATGTACCTGATTGTCCTGAAACGCCTGAAGTTCCGGCTATACCACTTGTACCGGATGTAGCATTTACATAACCTATAACGCCTGTAGTTGGGTTATAAGTTACAACATAATTTATATCTTGTACCGGAAGGGTTTGAATTATAATTGGTGTAGGTGATGAACCTGAAATTACTAAAGAACCAGTAATTACTGCTGAACCTGAAAATGGGAATCCTACTCCGGATGCTGTAACATAAACTGTAACACCATCAACATTAAATGTTGATAATTCGACCGATCCTGTAAAGTTTATAAAGGGTACACTAGAACTAACTAATGTACCATTTTGGTATATATCGATAGTACCTCCACCGGTACCATTATTTACTTGGTATACGCCAACAGGAACTTGATCTAAAAATCTTACTTGAGCCATTCTTCAGGATTTATCTTATATAAATATTGGAAAAAGATCATATTGCATTAACTTTTTTCTTTACTTCCAGAGCTTTTATAGTTTCTGGGGTTGTAATAGTTCCGTTATTGTTGATCTGACCATTATATAAGGAATCCACTGAAGAGGCTTCAATTGAAAATATAATTTTTGTAGTATCGGTATATTTTTTAATAGAATTAATATCTTTTTGTAAAATTTCAGGAACAATATATCCATTTAGTTTAATATTAAAAGTACTTCTTACTATTCTTTCTTCATCTTGAACAAGTTCCGTTTGGAAACCGAAAGAATCAATCATTGATCTAAATTTAAAACGTTGTGGGTCACCCCAATATGCATCTGAAGCGTATTCAATAGCTTCTACTATTTTATTTAATTGTTCTACATAATATGTAAAAACAGCACAAGTATAATTTACTGTAATGTAATCTGGAATTACAGTAGCGTAAAATTGTTTTTCCGGAATTCTATTTGTTAATACTTTAAAGTTATCATATGAATTATTAGCATCATATCTTTTAGTAGCAACACTGTAATTATGAGGATTATTAGCATCTAATTTATTACTAATAGATCTAACTTTTTCTATAGACTCACGTTTAAACATAATTAAAGGAGCCATAATTCTACCTTTTTGGTCTCTATAGTAACCATCTTTTTGATATGATTTCCATTTTTCAGGAGAACCATAAATTACAGGAACAGGTAAACGAGCACCATTTTGTATAACAGAAGGTTGAATTACATTTTCAAAATAATAAAATACAGCTTCATCGATATCTTTGATACCAATGCTAAAAGGTTTTGTGTTATCGTTGCGGAATGACGTTTGTAGAGCACGGTTAACACCAGGGACATTAGGGTCGGCGTAATTTGGATTACCCGCAGGTACATACGTTGATACGTGTTGTTCAACGCTAATTTCACGTTGGGTCTTTGGGGTTGGTTTATTTAATCTTCCGTTACTCATTACATTCTAGATAATTGTATATTTACTCTGTCTGATGGTACATAGTGTGTTTCACAAATTATGGATACATTATAACCAAATTGACCTAAATCTGTTTCATATGGGTTATTTCCTGCACCATCTAAATAAGGGTAATCAGGATCTTTACCTACAAAAAATTGGGTTGCATTTACATTATCTATTTCCCAATATCCTTCTTGCCACATTATTATATCTCCTTGTTCAGGATGTAAATTAGCATCTACTAAATCATCTCTTAAAAATCTAAAAGTAGTAGGCCATTTAAATTCTACACCAAAATCATCTACTGGGGATGTTTGGGCTCCAACTTCAATTAAAGAAAACAATAAAACAGGATCAGCAAAATTTCTACCTTCAACTGATTCACCATACATATTTACTTTAGTTGTTGTAACATTATATTTGTAAAACACTACTTGTTCAGAAATAATATTCCACATTAATTCACGATTAATGAATCTAAACATAGAAATATCTCGCATTTGTCCGTATAGTGCCATATTATCCTATAAATATTGTCATTGGAACTTGGTTAATCTCTTGTACTCTTGCTGCTGATTCAGCTGCTCTTCTTTCAAGTAGTGCTTGACGTGAAGTTTGATCAAAATATTCTCTTAATCTTGTAATTAATGCTTCTTTTTCAGTTGCTGCTGCCGATACTAAACCATCACCATTTAATGTTACTTCTGCTCCTGGGATTGGTACTGAGGAGTATTTATTTCTAGTTAAACCTAACATTTCTTTAGCTTTAGCTAAAGTGTATTCAAATATCCAACTTCTTCCTATTGAATTAATTTTAGAATATGTTGGATTTAAATAAGGAGCGTTTGAAGTATTACTAATTTTATTAGTACCATCAGCAAAAGCAGCATCAATTCTATCTTGAATTTTAATAAAATCAAACACTAAAAATTCACCATATCCTAAATCATCACCTCCATCAAAATCATCACCTCCCATTCCGGTACCAGGGACGGGGAATACTGAAATGAAATTATTAACTATATTAAATGTATAATTAGATAATGTTACTGTGTTTTGCATTTCAATAGCTTGCAAGTTTTGCATAGTAAAACTTGTAGGCATCATTAAATAGTTTGCATATCCATATCCAAATCCATAAAATCCAAGAGGAGGAACACCACCTAAACCACCTTGACCTGTCATTAAGGTTGGTGCGTATAATTGGTTAATTGCGGGTGGTGGTTGATACCATACATTTTTTACTTCTATTCCACCAACAATACCTAAATCATCTGCCCATTTAGATAAATCATAAGTTTGAACACCTGGGGTTAATGCTAATTGGCCTTTAAACCAAGTTACATTACCACCAGCTCCTGCTTCTTCACCATATTGTTGAGATAATCTAACAATAGTAGCCATTGTAGGAGTAAATATAGAATTATTTACATCAATTCTATCGGATGCTCCTTCTAAAGATAAGTAATTATCTCTTAATTGGAAAGCATATAATTCATTTCCATATACTGTTACTGCTTCTTCAAATGCAGCAAAGAAATTTATTTCTTGTAATTCTATATTTTCAATAGGATATCCTAAGTGTAAAGCACAGAAGTTAGAAACCTTATTGGCATCTGTTTTAAATTCAGGATCATTATCATAAAATCCAAATGGAGTAGGAGGTGGCCAAGTACCTGTTCCATAGTAAGAAGCAGATACGGTAGCAAATGATGCTGAACCTGGCCAAATTGGTATTACTGTAGATGCCATAATTTATTAAGTTGTTGCTATGTAATATTCTATACTTCCACTACTACCTGATGGTTCAACTTTAACTGATTTAATATCACTAAATGATAAACCACTAGTACTTCCTGTCATCTTACTTGTTGATAACATATATGAACTACCAGATGTTATTAAATAACTCATCGCTTCTGTTGATGAAGAAACAATTAATTTAATAGGGATATTAGCAGGTGTTGTATTTGTTACTCTAACATATCGTATACTACTTGTTACAAAAGTACCAGCACCTGGGAGTGAATCTAAATTAAATATAGTAGTAACTGAACCTGAAGGGATGCTTAAGGATCTATTATCTAAATAGTTAATACCATTAATCGTATTAACATATGAAGCTCCTACATTTTCTCCGTCAAGAGTTAATATTTCATAAATTTGAGTAGTTAAAGTTGCCATGCTTTTTTATTATAAATATTAAAAAGCTATGGTTCCTTTCCTTATTTTTTAGCTTTTCCACTTGTTCCTGCTGAACCAGTAGTAATGCCTATTTCTGCTGCTTCTTCATAAATTAATAGCAAATCATCAACAATAGGATCTCTGTGATTTTGTTTTAAAGTTATAGCACACATATTTTTTACTTTACGAGCTGCTGTATATAAAAATCTAAATCCTGAATCGCGTTTTGCTTTTAAATCTACTTGGTGATCATCACCACAAACAATCATTTTAGAACGTAAACCAATACGAGTAGCAATCATTTCCATTTGTTCATGAGTAACGTTTTGTGCCTCATCAACAATAATACAAGAATCTAAAAATGTTCTACCACGCATAAATGCTAAAGGTACGATTTCTATTTTACCATCTTCGATAAGTTTTTCTACTTTTTCCTTATCGTAAAGAGCATACATATTTTGATAAATTGGTTGAATCCAAGGATCCATTTTTTCTCTTAAATCGCCTGGGAGGAAACCAATTTCTTCTTTTGATACTGTTGGGCGAGTAATGATTATTTTTTCAAAATGCCTTCTTAATAAACCATCTAAAGCAATTTGGCACGCGAGCATTGTTTTTCCAGATCCTGCTCTACCTGCTAAAATTGTTAATGTATTTTTTAATATTTCATCTTTAGCGTTTTTTTGTTCTTCGTTTAAAGGAATTTTAAATTTAATAGGATTCTTCACTATTCTCTTTTCTCTAAATACCTCGTCGGTATGATGGTTTGATGTCATCGTCTTTTAAATTAATTTTTACTAATTTATCGAGACCTGCGTTAACATGCATTGCGTCATCTAATACAAGCTCGAAATTAAATCTTTCATCCAATGGTAGAACTAAATCTACTTGGGAACCCCATCTGATTAAACTAAATCTCTCATTTTGAGCACATAAGTCCATTTGGTGTTTAAAAGGTGCAATTACGTTTACATCCTCATCGGCTATTTGTATTAGATAGTATGTGTAATCTAGAGAAGGAACATACACTTGGTTAAACATTCGTTCGTTATATTTCAAATAATCCATATTATTAGGATTGATTACCTTATTTAAGATATCCTTCTCAACCGCTAACATAGGTTTATTCGTTGATTCAATGGGTTCTAAATGTTTATATTTAAGAATTCCACCATAAGGTATACGGTTTATATGAACATCATAAAATGACATAAATATACCTATAACTAAAGATGGTTTATTATAATCATCATCACCCATTACGTCTTTTAAGGTATAATTCATACCTTTAATCTCTACAACTGATTCATCAGGTTGAACTACTTTTTGATACAAAATAGTACCATCAGCAGGACTGTAGAAATGTTCCCAATCAATATAATTTGGGCGTAGGGGATCTCTAAAGAAAAATGTATTTGATAATTCTCCTACGGGAAGTTTTTGTATC